CTCGTCCAACTCTTCTTGTGTAAAATTATGTGCGACACCAGCAGACTTTAATAGTGGATTGCCGTGATATGAGGTTAATTCTTCACTCATCTTTTTCGGTTATATCTTTAATTTTTTGGCTAACGTGACCTTGACCACGCAAAAACTTCTGAAGCTCTGCGGTTGATCCCATGAAGATAGCGTTCTGAGTTACCTTCTTGGTGGAATCTTCATCCTTGATTTTTTTCATGTCTTTCTGAAGGTCAATCAAATCTTTGTTTGTTTCAGCAAGCTGACGCATAATCTGACCCACTACTTCATATGCTCTTGGATGATCAGATCCCTCTGCCAACTCAACAATACCTTGAAGAGCAACACTTCCTGTTTCAATTATATCTTGAAGATTATTGCGAACGTACTCGTAGTCTTCGTCTTGGTGTTCGTGTCTTGGCTTAACAGGTTCAATTTCAGAAGAGTCACTTTTGTCGTTAATAATCAAATCAATGTCTTTCTCATTATTCATGTAAAGGTGTATCCATTGCTAGAGTGGAAATCATAAATGTCAATCGCAACACCGTAGTCGCTGTTAGAAGAAATGTCACCAGAAGAAACACTAAGTGTAGAGTTATTTGTTGGATCACCGTTCGCAAACAATCCGGGTGTAACTCGAATCTGCTCAAAGTTGTTGGCAACAGAAGTATTCATTGTGGGATGAAGGTTGAGGAAGATCGTCTTGATGATTCCTCCACCATTGTTGACAGGACCGAATAGATTTGCTTTCATGGTAAAATCAAGTGTCCAATTGATAAATCTTCTACTTTCAAACCCATCCTCATAATTATCTTCCATAGTAACCGCGTTTAAAACAATTGGAAGATCCATATTCAAACCTAGTTCGGTATGACTAGCAAGGGTAAGAGTAAACTCTGGAGTAAAATATGGAAGAATTTGCTCCATGATATGAGTTCCATCTTCAATATTTCCAATGTAACAGTTTAATTGAAATGTTATATCATATGGAACTGGACTATATGCGGAGGAAACTTGAACAGAATTTGCAGTATCTCTTCTTCCATAATATCTTTGCATGGTATTCAGCTTTCTCTCGGCTGAATATGTCATAGAAGTCATCTCAAATGACATTCTTGGAAAGGACATAGCAACAGGTCGATCTAAGTTTGCATCCTGCTTTATTCTTTCTATATATCTTTGCTTTGGAGCATATGACAGAGGTACTGCAATCGTGTCCGATCCTTCGCCCTCTGCTCTTGGTCGATTAATTTTGATATTGTTGAAGAGAGTACCAAAAGCAACTACACAATCCCTAAGAATTCCATGTGAAAATGTTGTACCCAGCATAATTTAATAGCTCCCAAAAGGATTGCTCTCGCTAAAGTCTAGAATTGTATCAGATCTACTTTCAATTTCAAAGTTGTCCTCTTGATCGTTTGATGTAGAGATGAAGTCGTTTGCAAACGCTTGACCTCTGACCCCTGTAGTCAAAGCAATCTGATCAATTACATCTATGCCTGTATTTATGGACTGCTGATTATATGCGAATAATTCACAACGAAGATCATATACAGGTAAAGTACCCACAGGATAAAATAGGCTTTCATGCTCAACAAACTGAATTTGAAATAATTTTTTATTAAGAGGAAGATATAATAAATCACCTTCTCTTGGTCGAGTATATCCAGATTCTAGTTGATCAAATCGACGTGTTGCCATAGTGAAAGTAATCTGATCTTCGATCTGTAAACCAAACTTAGACAGAAAATCTCCCTGACCCTCAAAGCCTTCAATGTTTTTGATATAAACTTCAATCTCTCGATTGTAGCTGTAGCTTTCATTGACATCCTCATTAAGAATGCTGTCGGCATTAGCAGATGTTATACGAGGAATCCAGTTTACATCAATACCGTAGAACTTGATACTTTCGATAACAAGATCTTGAACGAGGCTTTGTTCTGGAGAGCTTCCAAAATTATTGATGTATGGATTAGTAGGCATAATTTACGCCACAAAAAAATCTACAGGGAGTTCATAACTTAGACTCATTTGTTCTTTAAGTCTTTCTATTTCAGTTCGTGCGTCCTCAAGAATGGCTCTTCCGTTTAAAGTTACACCACCGGGAAGCTGAACACCTTCAAACTTGCTGAGATTCATTCCCCATTGTTCTTTTACAAGGGAGGTTGTATAATCTCTAACAAATGGATCGCCCCAAAGCTCTGTCGTGTCACCAACTTTTTGATATGTTCGGAAGACGATAAACTCGCCAGCTTTGGTATCGGCAGACCAATCAAAATCAATATAAATTTTGTTTGTAACACGATTAAATCGAATAGCACTCATTCCGCTAATTAAATCATCAGTCATACTAAGATGAGAAAGTCTTTGATAATAATTTTGCATTTCGCGAACGCCGCGTGTGCTATATGTTGCAATGTCATTGAACGCCATCTGATAACGAACAGAAAACATATTAGTTGTCTGACCAGAGGACTTAACCATCTCTCGAACGCCAATGATTGAATTATTTAAATCATCAGACAGTGTTAGATATTTGTTTGTTATGTCCGAAGATGTAATTTCATGGGCATAAAGCAATTCTTCTGCTCCATCAAAGTGATACTCTTGCCAAAAACGCAAAGCATCATCAATTCGATCTTCCATTTGATTTTCATCAACATTAATTTCAATAACAGGATGACCCAATCGCCTTTTCACATAATCCTTTAACTCTTCTCTTGTGCTAGGTACTGCCATTACTTAGCTACCCCCGCAGTAACAGTAGCGATTCCTTCAATAACTCTTGTTCTATGAGAGGTTGATGAATTTAACACAATAACATCATAAACATAATTACCGGGAGTCATTGTATTGGTATTCGCTGCATTTAAGTGTAAGTTAATAATTCCTGCACTTGCATCTTGAATCCACACATTAAAGGTGGCAGAAGAGTTAGAATGATAATAACTTTTTTTGATTGCTGCATTTGCAGTATGATTAGTTAAATTTAAAACAGTTGTAGTGGAACCATTTGCATATGCAACAACGTTTGCTACATAGTCAGCACCAACATCAACTGTTATATTTTGTGTTCGGCTTGCCATCAGAAATATCCTTACTTCTGTAGAATAGCTTTGAGCAGATCTTTAATTTCAGACATTTCATTCTGAATATCATCAACTTGTTCTTTAATACTATTTAGTTCCTCTTTGTCTTTTTTCTGCTCTTGTTGTTTTTTGATCAACATTTTCCTCGCAGCCAAACCTCTAGAATCAACTGAAATCAATGCTCCGGTCTTTTTATCTTTCATCAGATTAGGATCATCAGTTTTCAGTAATTCGTTTTCCATTCTATGTAACTGCAATTGCCCTAACATCTCTGAATGAAGGGACTTTTACTGTACTACTTGAGTAACCAACAATTTTTATTTGGAATGTAGAGAAGTCAGAATATGAAGAACCACCGGAATCTAGATAAGTGATTTGGTCATCTCCTCCAGAGTCAAATTCAATTTCTCGGAAATCACTAAACTTGGCGTCCAAGGTTGGATTGACTTGTCTCATCTTTCTAAACGACTTTTGATCCAAAGACTCGCCATCATTTGCAGAGAGAACTCGATAATAAACAAAAACAGAAGTATCAATTGGCACCTTGGCTGTAACAAAAGCTCTCAAATCTGATGCGTCCATTCCAGAGGAAAGACTAATCTTTTTGCTGATATATCTGAATGTTGCATTACCACCCGTGTCAGCACCTTCTTCTCCAAGAATTCTAATAACAGCACCAGAGCCATTGACTGTTCCTTCAGTGACAGTACCAGCACCAGAGAATCCAGAACCACCGGAGGTTACTTCCATTGCTGTAATAACACCACCATCACCAATTGCGGTAACTTTTATAATCGCCGACGCCCCAACTCCTCCACCAACATTAAAAGTGTTGTTAACAGCATAACCACTCCCACCACCAATAATCTCAATCATATCAGAAACAATCGCACCATCGTTAATTGAGTATTCATTAAAAAGACACTGCCAGTCCTCAGTGTTAATCACAGGAGATATTGCAGAGGTTGAAGTGGGTCTACTTAATTTTGTTGTGATCTTAAAATCTCCATTATTTTGACTAGCACGAAGTTGCATTGCACTTGGCATTGTTGTGTCACGATTGGCAGAAAAGTCATCAATCGAGGCTAAAGAACTTCCTCCAGCAGTGACAGTCTGATATTGTGTGTATTCAACCGTTGCGTGTTTTGGAGAAGGAGTAAATACACCAGATCCATAATTTGGATTAAAATACAC